CGTAGAGCCATTCCACTTCGTAGTCCGGGTACCGCCCGGAAACGAGGTCACCCATGATGCGTGTCTCCTAGAATCCGGTGGTCGCGATGTTGAGCAGCGGGTTGTAGTGCGACGAGTCGCCGGTGAACACCGACCCGTACGAGATCGACTGACCCGGGGTGCTGTAGGACTGGTACCGGTTCGGGAGGAACGCCACGTAGTTGTAGGCCTGGAACCGGACCTGGAGGTTGCCGGAGAGCACCTCGGACAGCACGCGGGAACGCATCTCGCCCTCCCACAGGAAGACGTCGTCGAAGCGGCCGGCGAGCAGCGGGGTGTACTTCGCGTTCGTGCCGACGCCCGCCACGGGGGCGAACTGGCCCGCCGAGATGGTGGACATCTGCGGCTGCGAGGTGAAGTTCCCGGTGTCCGTCGGGTTCGCGAACGTGGTGGGCACGTTCGGGTCCAGCACGACCGGCAGCCCGTAGTAGTAGCCGACCGGGCCCATGACCTCCGGGCCGTCGGTGTCGACCGCGGCCTGGTTGAACCCGGTGTTGTTCGGCGTGCCCGGGACGACGATCGGCCGGGACTGGCCGTCGACCGTGGAGGCGAGCATGTACCACATCCACGGGTTCCACAGCCAGTGGGTGGGGGTCATGAGTCGGTTCCGGCTGATCTGCGAGAGCAGCTGCGCGGAGGACACGTGGATCGTGTTCTGGGTGTTGCCGCCGGTGCCTGTGGCCACCCACGTCTGACCCTGCGCCCCGGTGTTCGTGGTCTGGTTCGAGACGTAGATCTGGTTCGAGGAGGCGATGCTGCCGGCGGGCCAGATGCCGGTGAGCTGGCCGCCCTGGCCGGAGCCGACGAGGGCCTGGCCGTCGAGCTGCATGTTGTAGTCCGCGGCGAGGTCCTGGAAAATGATCTCGTCGAACATGACCGGGGACTGGTCCAGCAGCTGGAGCGCGGCGTCCTGCTGGCCGGCGATGGTGCGCACCGGGGCGGAGACGAAGTTGTCGGTCATGTCGCGGCCGGGGACCGGGCCGCCGTCGGTGACCTGCGGGCCGGTGGCGCTGCCGAGCGTGACTCGCGGGATGTTGATCGAGTCGGTGCCGGGGGGCAGCGGGAGCTCGCGGCACAGGTTGATGAAGTCGCGGCCGGCGCGCAGGTACGGGATGTACTGGTCGATCAGCCACAGCGGGGGCACGAAGTAGCCGCCGGCGCCGTCCACGCGGGAGATGAAGCGCTTCTCGCGGTCGGGGCTGCGGCGTCGCTCCTTGCGCTCGAACGGCGTGCCGCCCTCGTCGATGAGCTTCTGCACCATGCGCTTCTCGCGCGGGGTCAGGGCCTCGTCGTATGCCTTCTGCGCGGCGGCCTGGCGGCGCGCCTCACGCTTGGGCAGTTCGACGTCGAGCTCTTCCTGGTGCCGGATCATGCGGCTGTAGGCGGCGTCGAGGCCGCCGTCGCCGTCGCCCTGGGAGCACTTGAGCCGGGCGGCGTCGAGGAAGATGCTGTGGCCGGACATGCGGCCGTAGATCATGGGCTCGTCGCCAACCTTGAAGCCGGATGGCTTGACCGGTCCTTCGGTGACGTCGCCGGCGGCGCCGCCATCGCGGGCGGAGCGGTCGGCGGCGGCGCGCGTCTCGCGCTCGGCCTGCCGGGAGCGCAATTCGATCTGCCTGTCGATCTCGTCGATCTCGCCGTCGAGCTCACTCCAGCGGGCGTTCTGCTCCGCGGTGGGCTTCTCGACCTTTCCGAGCGTCTCCAGCTCGGAGTAGACGGCCTTGCGCTTCTCGCGCAGGTCCTCGAGCACCGGCATGCCGGGCCTCCTCTGGTGTGCGGATGTGGTCGCCGCAGAGGAGTGGTGGCGGGTCGCTCGGCGAGTCGTGTCCCCGCGGATCGGGCGGGGCCGGTGTCGACGTGCGAGTGCTCCGGGTCTTGCCTGGCTCAAAGGACAGCGTACAACGGATGTCCGATAAACGGACAGGCGCGATCGGTTATCGGGCGCGCAGCTCGAGCACTCGCATGCGGCGCTGGCGCGCGAGCGTCATGTCCTCCTCCTCGATCAGCCCGGAGGAGTCGGTCACCACGTCGTCAACCGAGCCGGAGGCGATCAGGCCGCCCTCGTCGTACAGGCAGGTCCCGCACTGGTCGCAGTAGCCGGCGTCCTGAGCGTTCGGCGCCGAGCATTCCCCGTTCGGGCACACGAGGGAGGCGTCGCCGTGCCCGGCGACGTTCTGCGGCGGCTTGGCGGAGAAGTCGGGCTCGCTGCCCTGATCGGCCCGGCGCTCGCCGCGGCGCCAGTCCCAGTAGCCACCCGGCGCCTCGGTCGCGCCGTTGCCGGCGCCCCCGTTGTCCGCATCGAGATCGGAGGCGATGTTCGTGCCGCACTGCGCGCAGAACTTCGCGTCGTCCGCGTTCCAGGAGCCGCAGCCGCACCGCTGCGTCTCGTTCTCGTCGGCCTCGCCGGCCCCGGTGGAACGCACCGCGGTCCCGCACTGGTCGCAGTACGCCGAGTCGCCGTTGTTCATCGAGTGGCACTGCGGGCACTCGAGTTCCTCGCCGGGCTTCGCGGTGTAGGGCGCGGTCGGGGTACGGGACTCGCGCAGCCCGGCGCGGCGCGCGGCGGCCTCGGAGACCGGGACCGCCGTCATCGACGCGCCGTTCGCCGCCGGGTTCGCCGCCCAGCACACCATCGACACGTCGCCCCTGTTCAGGTTGATCTCGGTGATGCGCCGTTCCATGTAGTCCGGGGACCACTGCTGCTGCGTCGCGATGAATCCGATGCTCATCTCGTCCATGTCGCCGCGCTCCATCGCCGAGGCGAGGGACTGAACGATCGGCGAGCGGCCGTCGAGCGACGGGACGGCCACCGATAGGCCGTGGCTGTCTGCGGACAGCTGCATCGTGCCGGACTTGGTGCGCGCCAGCGGAATGCTCGACTCGTCGTGGCCGATCAGGAATTGCACGTCCGCGGCGTTGGCCAGCGTCCTGTTGCAGGCGCCCGCGCCGAGGACTTCCAGGTACGGGTCTCCCCAGAAGTCCCACATCTCGAAGGGCGCCTCGAACGCCGCGGCGTAGCCCTCGAAGCTGTAGGTGGTGCCGCCGGTGCCGTCGGGCTTGCCGCGGAACTCGAACTCGGAGCGCGGGCGGAAGCGGCGCTCGCGCTGGCCGCGCATTCCGGCGCGGTGCTCCTTCAGGAGCGTCAGCGGTGTCGCGGTGCGGGGGGTGTCGATGACGGACACGGTGACCTCCTAGGAGCCGGACTTGGGTGTGCCGATGGGCGGGGGAAGCGGGGCGATCATCGCGTCGATCTCCGCCTGCTGGGCCGGGGTGGCCGGTGGGATGTCCTCCATGGCGCGGATCTCGCTGCCGGCGAGCATGCGGCCGCCGACCTGCATGTGGTGGATCTGCCACCTGGTCAGGGCGTCAGTGCGCAGCAGCGGGGAGGTGTCCATCTTCACGTACTGCGCCGAGGGGGTGAGCTCCGTCAGCCACCGCTCCCACAGGGAGATCCACCGCTGCATGGTGAACGTGAGGAAGTCGAGACCCCTCGACTCCACGTTCGCGTAGGTGATGGCGCTGCCCTCGCTGGCCTCGCCGACGAGCTCCGGCGGGACGCGGTAGATGCCGCAGATCTGGCCGCCGGTGTACTTCATCGTGTCGAGGAACTGGCTCTCCTCGGCGGCGATCTGGACCTGCTGGTACTTCCAGCCACCACCCATGACGACCGGTTCGCGGGTGCCGTGCACGGCGTCCATGAACCGGGCTTTGACCGTCTTGGCCTCGGCCTGGTCGACGAGCTTCTTCGTGTCGTTCGTCAGGATCCCGGACGGGTGCGCGCCGTCGTCGAACCACTGATTGCCGAAGCGCTGCGCCGAGGTGTACTGCTGGATCGTCTTCTGGTGGTACTTGATCGGCGACAGGCCGGCGCGGATGCCGGGCATCCGGTAGACGGCCTTGTGCCACACCTCGTCGGGCGGGATCTCCTCCTGGCCGTACTTGTAGACGGCTGATCCGTCCTGCCTCTGAGTGATCTTCACCTTGTCGGGGTGCTCGAGCTCGATCTGGCTGGGGAGCCCGAACGGGCCGCGGCTCAGGATCCGGCCGTAGATGTTGCCGCGCATCAGGGCGCTCATGGTGCCCTGGTAGATCCAGTCGCAGATGTCCGAGTCCGCCGAGGGCTGTACGAGCATCGGCGGCTGGTTGGTGACGAGTTGCGCCTGGCCGAAGCCGACGCCGGGGCCCTTGTAGGCCTGCGGGGTCATCAGGGACGCCATGGATGCGATCAGGTCGGTGCACTTCCACACCGCACCGGCACGCATCGCGCCTTCGATGTCTCCGGCCGCGTAGTCCTGCAACGCCTGCGTATAGGCGCCGATCGGGGGTGCGATGAACGTCAGGGACCGGGATTCGCGCCCTCCGGCGGCGGCTCTGCGGACGAACCCCATCACTCGCCGCCGGCGGCCGGCTTGGGCGCGGCGGGCACGCGGTTGGCGTCGTAGGCGATGACGAGTAGCGACGCGCCACCGAGGATCCACCCGGCCGGAGTGGAGTACATGGAGACCCCCCAGGAGATGAGGCTGAATCCGGCGAGCGCGATCAGCAGGGTGCCGATCCGGTTCGCTATGCGGACAGTATGCCCCGCCACAGTGGCGAATGACAGGCTCAGTCTACGGGTGAACGTCCGGATAGCGGACGTGGCGCGCCTCATACCAAC